GGGGCAATCCCTCTTACAAAGCGCGGCCTGGATGCGTATAGAAAGTGTGTATGGTAGGCTAGGGGGTATGGACCGAGAGGTAGGGGTGGTGGAGAGCGGGGAGGATCGGGCGTTTGCGGCGTTATTGCAGGAGGCGCGGTTGTTATCGGGGTTGACGGTGCGGGAGGTGGCGGAGCGGATGGGGATTTCGGCGGGTGGGGTGTCGCAGTATTTGTATCGTCGCCGGGGTCGGGGCGGGACGAGTACGTTGCGGTGGTTTGTGCGGTATATGGAGGCGTGCGGGTGTCGGGTGACGGTGACCTGGCCTGGACAGGAGGGGCGTGATGGCCGACGTGGGCGTGCGGCGTTTGGCGGACGGGGAGGCTCGCGAGTTCGCGGTGATGCTGCTATCGGGCGCGCCGGTGGCGGACGTGGTGCCGTATTTCTGGGCGACCACGGTGGACGAGGCGGTCTTGCTGGCGTGCGAGGAGCTGTGGCCGCGTCAGACGGAGGTGGTGCGGGCGATTCAGCAGTTGACGGGGGGCGAACCGTGGCACCAGCTCACCGACGAAGCCCGATGGGACCTCGCGTTGACGAAGCATTACAACGAGTTGGCCTACGTCCTGTGGACGACCAATTACGCGGAGGTCGAGGGACCGGCCAAGACGAAGGCGGATACGTGTCGGCAGGCGATGGAGGCGAAAGTGGCCGGGATGGCAGGGCGGGAAAGCCCCTTAGCGAGATTTTATCATGACCTGTTGAGTCGGTATGACGCCGAGGGGGCGACGACCCAGTAATGCCGGTTACGGCGGTCCCCGTCCCGTTGCGCGACCGGCTCATGAGCGAGTTCCGCACGTTCCTGTGCCGGCAGATGGACTTTGTCCCGTTTGTCCATCAGGCCGCGTGGTGGGCCACGACCGATGGCTACGACCTGACCGACGAGGTGGTGCCCGAGGGGACCCCCCACGCCGTGTATGCCCGCCAGCCCGATGGCACCTGTGTCTGGCTCGCCCAAACCCCCCGCACACACGGACGGGCCAAGGTGGTCGCCGAACTCGGCGCGTATAAATCCGGGAAGTCCGCCGGGGCGGGCCTCTGGGCGGCAGCATTTGGGGCGGTGCCCCACGCCCGCGTCTATCTGGTCGGCAATGAATACGATATGTGCGCCCCCGAGTTTGAATATCTGCTCGAAGCCCTCTGCTCGGAACGGGGACTCAATCAAACCCCCACGTCCCTCCAGAATCGGCCCAAGGACGGACGGCTCTGGCTGGAACTGGAAAACGGGGCCCGCTTCGAGGCCCGCAGCTGGGAACGGGCCGAATCCCTCAAGGGCAAAGAGGTGGACGCCTATATCTACTGTGAAGCGTATCAATTGCCGGGGATTGAGTGTTTTACCTCCGTCTCCCAGAATCTCCGGGTGCGGAAAGGCTATGCGGTGTTCCCCACCACCCCTGACCGTCCCTGGGTCGGCGTCTTTCACGAGCACGGCCACGATCATCCCGACTTCACGGACTGGGTCTGTAAATGCGCCATTCCCGCCACGGTGAATCCCTATAGCTTCGACCAGACCGCCATGGACCGGGACCGCACCCTGCTGACGCGGGAGAAGTTCTCCATCGCCTATCTCGGGAAACTTGGCGATTTTGTGGGGCGCGTGTATAACTATCAGCGGGGAGATCGGCTGATCACCCCCGAGCAGCATCCGCAGGTGTGTCCCGCGTCCCCGGTGACGCGTGCCTCCCTCCGCGCTGACCCGGAATGGACGACCGTCCTGGGCGCAGACACCGGGACGTATTGCGCGGCGGTTGTGATGGCCGTCTCCCCGTCAGGGCACGCCTTTGTGCTGGATGAAGTGACCAATTATCGCTATGTCGCCCACACCCCGGAACTCGACCCCGACAGTTCCATCGTCCGCTGGGTCACGCAGGTCCGCGCCATGGCCCATCGCTGGCGGACCCGTCCGGTCGCCTGGGTGGATGCCAATTCCCAGTTCAAAGCGGAATGCGCCCATCACGGCCTGCATCTGATGGCGAACCACCGTGGACGGGAAGTCCGCACCGAAGCGGCCCGACAATACTTCCAGCATGAGCAAATCTGGCTGGCCCCGTGGCTCCAGATTCTCCCCTATGAACTGGAACACGCCCAGTGGCCCGACAAAACCAGTAGCGCCGGGAAATACGAACGGATCAAAGCCTCCGACCACGCGCTCGACTGCGTGGAGCATATTCTCTCCCGGCATCCACGGGGACGGGTGGCCGACCCCGCACCCAGTCTTCCGGCGCTGTTTAATATTCAGCCGATGGGGGAACCCCTGCGCCGGAAGACCCGACAGCCGCATGACAGCCATTTAGGAGCGCAGTAATGTCCGAGGATCGTCTCGCCGCCCTGGAAGCCAAAGTCGCTTTTATCTTTCACGTCATCGCCTTAACCAAGACGCACCCCGATGGCACACGGGTGACGCAACCGCTCGGGGCGGTGTTTCAGGAGGCACAAACCCATGCTGACACAGCTACGCCACCGCCTGCGACAGTGGCTCTGCCCCATACCGGGGACCCGGCACCCAGTGGACCCGGCCCGGATGGCACGCCTTGAACTTCAGGTGCAAACCCTGCACCATGAACTTCGCGCCTTGCGCGAGGCCCCCCCTGATCCGCGTGTGGGGGGCGACATGGACGCCCACCTAGGAGCGAACTAATGCCAGAAGTCGATGGACAGCGTTTCCCCTACACCAAACAAGGGAAAGCCGACGCCGCCGTGGCGCGACGGCGCGGGGCCGGTGACCCCTCGCATCGGCCCGATCTGGAGCGGACACCGAGACGCCGTCCCCAGGTCGCGTCCCCTCCCGATCGCACCCATGCCCCCCTGGGACCCGCAGCCGCCCCGCAGGAAGCGCAGTCACAGACGGACATGAAAGAGTTTTTTGACTGGATTCGTGCCGCCGCCTCGCGGCACCCCACGCAACGTCGGACCCCCACCCCACAGGGATCCCCCGACTTTCAGGGATCTCCCGCCACACCGGGGACCTCAAGTGTGGGGCGTCGTCCCTTCCCGCAACAGCGCGGACGCGTCCCGCCACGGATCCCTGGCGCGTAGGAGGCTCCCATGCCATCCAAGGCTGAAGCTCTCGTCACCTATACCACGGACTATAATCGCCTGCGCCAGCAGAAGGCGCGGGAGGTCGGCTCCGTGGAACTGCGGATTCTGACCAACCTCGCGTTTGTCTCGGGGGAACACTGGGTCGGGTCCGAGAAACGGGCGCTCTTTACCCGAAAACGGGACCCCAATAAGCTCCATCTGGTCTTCAATCTGCTCGGGCAACTGCTCTATAAAATGCTGGGACGCCTGACCAGTATCGCGCCCGTGTTCAAAGCCCGTGCCGATAAACAGGACCCGGAGTCCCTCGCCAAGACCGAGGTGGTCAATAAACTCATTAAAGCCCTCGATGAGAAGCTCGACCAGCCCTCCCGGACCTGGGAACTGCTCTGGTGGATGGCGATTGGCGGCGTGGCGTTTGAATACGTGCCGTGGGTGCAGGATGCCACCATGGAACCGCTGCCCCGGTTCGATGAATTGACCAATGAATTGCAATGGACCGATACCGTCTCGGGTGAGACGATTCCTGAGTCCGACCGGCAACTCCGCCTCCAGCAAGGCGCACCCAAAGAGCAGTTTGTGGTCGTCGAGGATATGGTGCTGGCCGGAGACGTGGGCAGTGAAGTCCTGAGTCCCTTGCAGGTCTTTATTGATGCCTCCGTACGGTCGGTATCGGATCTGTCGCCCGATCAGGCGGTCTATATCGCCAAGATTCGGACGACCGGCTGGATCAAGGCCAACTACGACGTGAGTGAGACAACCCTGCAAAACCTCAAGGACGCCTCAGAGGTGCGGATTCTCACCACCGACCTGAACTCCCTGGGGGCTCCGACCGGATCGGTGCATCTCCAAGATTTGATTCCCCGCGTCCAGGGCAGTCGGGACAAGAACGACCCGGACCTCGCCGTGGTGGTCGAACGCTACCAGCCCGTCTCGGATGAACACCCACGAGGGCGCTATTCCGTCTTTGTGCCGGGGGAAGAAGTCCTGCTGGATGAGGACAACCCCTACGAGGACATCCCCCTGGTCGATTTCCACTGGGCTCCCACCACCGTGAGCTTCTGGAACAGTGATTACGTGTCAGACCTCATTCCACCCCAGCGGTTTCTCAATAAACGGCTGTCCCAACTGGGCGAACAGTCCAATGCGTCCCTCTATGCCAATGAACTCCTCGGTCAGGGCATTAAACGCGAGGATATCCCCGCGGATTACCCCGCGCCGATTGAAAATGGGCTCAACGAGCAGGGCGTGAAGATGATTCAGCGCCGGGACCCCCCGCAGTTGCCGAGCTGGTACATGCCCTCCATCGATCTGACCGTCAAACTGATGCGAGAGATTGCTGGCGGGGTGGATCTGTTTCAGGAACAGAAGTTCCCCGGCCAGTTGCGCGGTCCCATGGCGGTGCCCATGTTGCAGGAGATGATTGACACCCAGTGGGGCAACCTCTATCTCCATATCGGCAAACAGATGTCCGCCGTCAAGGATATGCGGATCAATCGGGTCAAGGAATACTACCCGCCCTTCCGCACCATGCACTATACCGACCGGTCCATGCGCGATGAGGTGTTTGTCTTCCAGACCTCCGAGATTCTCCAGGCCGGGACGGATTACTCCGTCACCGTGGAACGCGGGAGCCTGATTCCTGAGTTCCGTGCCCTCCGGGAAGCCCGGATTCGGGAGCATCTCCAGTCCCCGCTCAGTGTGCTGTATATGGACGAGCGCACGGGCCGGATTGACAAGGAAAAGATTGCGGCAGACCTTGAGATGGGCGATCTGGGGCGCGAAAGCAGCGAAACCACCTATCGGAAACTGGGCATGGCGCTGGTCGAGCGTCTCTGGCAGGGTGAGGCGATTCCCGAGCATCTGCCGATGCCGTTCTGGAACCTGCGCGTCATTATGGACGAGTTGGAATCCCAGATGGCGACCACGGAGTTTCTCTCGGCCTCCCCGGAACTCCAGCAGGGGTTTGTGACCTTCTGGAACCGGTGTCGCCAGATCCTGATGCAGGCGTCTGAACGCCGGTCGCAAGGGATGCAGCAGTCCCAGGTCCAGGGCGCGGTCGCGCAGGCCACGCAGCAAGCCGCCGCGAAAGCCGCCGCTGAAGCGGTGGACATGGCGTTGAATCAGGTACAAGCCGCCCAGGAGGTCGCTCCGCAAGCGCCACAGGAACTCCTGCAAGCCTTTATGCAGCAACAGCAGGGACCGCGAGGACCCCAGTAATGCCGCAACGACGCTCATTCGACCCTGAAGGCAATACTTATGATGAAGCCACTGCCCGTTTGCTGCGCCGACGTAATCCACTCCCCAAAGCGTCTGTGCCGAGCCGATGGCAGCGAACTCCTCCCTTTACACAGCAACCGGATGAAATACGCGTGGGGAACGCGTTCGAGGCATGGGTCTGGCATCCAGAAGCGCAACGCTATCTTCCACATGGAGGCAGTGTCACGCAGGACATTGATCTTCTCGGGGAGGACAGACTCGGGGAGGGCCTAGCGTCTCAAGTCAGGGAGCAATTTGGCGATGATGTGTCTGTCATGCTGAAAGGACGGCGGCATCCTACGTGGGGTCTTGGGGTGGAGGGGGAGGAAAACCTTTCTCCCGAGCAGGGTGGTCCGAGGGAGGTGGTGCCAGGACCAGGCGGACGCTATTTCTCCATACGTCGAAGAGGACCCCAGTAATGAAACGACGATCAGCCGCTACACGCCAGAAGGGACCTGTCTCGCGCCGGAAAGTGTCGGTGGTGATGCAGGAATATAAGGACGGCGACCTCAAGTCCTCCAGTGGGCAGTCAGTGACCAACCCCAAACAGGCGCAGGCGATTGCGTTGAGTGAGGGGCGACGGGTCCTGAAGAAGAAATGACCGAACGCTGCCTAGACATCCGTGTGATGTCTCGCTACACTTAGCCCACTGCCTACGTGAAGGCGAACACGATTGTCGAACACCGACCGGGCACTCGTCGGCAGGCGAACACGCTCGGGGCGACTCTTCAATCACTCGACGAGGTGACAGATGGCAGAGGAACTGGACGGCGCTCCCGTTAGCGAGGGAGCCTCAAGTGAACCAGCAGGAGATGGCGCAGAGAGCGCTGGAGGATCATGGTCCCCAGAGGTTCAGGCCGAATATACAAAGAAAACCCAAGCTCTGGCTGAAGAGCGGAAAGCATGGGACAGCCAACGCCAACAGCAGGCCCAGCAGTTGCAGCAGTATGCTCAACAGTTGCAACAGCAAGGTCACGCCTACCAACAGCAGTCCCAGCAGGCCCAGCAGCAGGCGGGGCAGCAACAACAGCAGTCGATGGTCGATCAGTTACGGTCGATGCCCTATCTGGACGGCAATACGGCAGCACAGTTGGTTGAGCGGTTGGTGAATGAAGGCATCACGCCCATGCAACAGCAGTATCAGCAAAGCCAGCAGGCACTCGCGCAGCTCTGGAATCAGCATAAGGCGATGAAAGAGCAGGTCGGGTCCCAGCAAGGGGCGCAGGCTGAAAAGGACCTCGAATCCAGATTTCAAGAACTTCGCACCAAGCATGGCCTTCCCGATGACGAGGCAATCCGTGAATTCCAGCGAGATGTCTACCTGTCGCATGAAGGGGATAATTTGAATGCAGAGTATCCCGACTTGCTCGGTAAACGGGTGGACGGCTTACGGAAAGCCTTTCGGGACATGGACCGTCAGGCGGCGGCGAAAGCGAAAGAATCACCATTTCCCTCACGGGGCGGTGAATCCTCGCTGACCAGCGGCAAGACGGGCGGGTATAAATCCCCCGAGGAGCGAACGAACGAACTCTGGCCCATGTTGAATCCGGGACTCACTGAGTAACGCCACCCTCCTGAGTCGTGGCTGATGCCACGGGTAGGAGAATCATGGCAAGTACCACTGATGTTATCGAAGCCCTGAAATATACCTACGGGGTCGATCAGGTCCTCTATCTCGTCAATCAGGAAGTTGTCTGCTGGAATATGTTCCAGAAGATGGCGAAACCGGTGGCGGGTCGAGGCCAGTTCATCATGCCCATCATGGTGAAGAACCCCGGCGCGTGGACAGGGTTGGCGGAAGGCGGCTCACTGCCCTCCAATCTCAACCCCGATACCACGGAGGCGAAGTTCTCCCTGACGGAATTTGCGGGACTCTACAATATGTCTTGGAAGCTACTCCAAGATGCCCGTAATTCCAAGTTTGCCTTTCAGACCGCACTCAAGATGATGGAGGCGGGGTTCAGGCGACGGGTCCTGAAACTCCTAAATGCCGATCTCATCTCAGACGGGCTGGGGAAACTCGCCGTGTTACCGGCGGCTGACAATCAGACGACCATTACCGTCAATGCCCTGCCGAGTATGGATGTGGGGCTGGTGGTGGATCTGATGGACGCCAGTGACCATAACACCAAACTCGCGGACTCCCGCACCATCACCGCGATTGATACGGTCAACCGCACCGTGACGATTAGCGGGTCAGCCCCCAGTAGCACGGCGGCTGGAGACTACTTTGTCATTCAGGATACGGTGGCTACCAGCACGTCGTATCATACGAACGGCCTCCTCGGCATCATTGACGACGCGGATCCACCGTCACCCAAGGGCGACTTTGGGGGGATTGACCGTGGCACCGCCGGTAATGAGTTCTGGGAATCGGTCGTCCTGGACAACAGCGGCACCAACCGGGCGCTCACGGAAGACCTCATGATGCAACTCGAGGACAATGTGCGCGAGAAGGGCGGAGCCAGTCTTAATACGTATCTCTCCAATCTCGCGGTCGTCCGGCGCTATCACGATCTCCTGCGCGAAGACACCTACTTCGCCATGGGGTCGCCGAAAGCGTTTGACGGGGGCGTCGGGGTGGGACGTGAGGGCGGAGCCCAGCAGAAGGGCAAGGATGGCGGCGACGGACGCACCATCTATCGCTTCTCTGGGAAACCGTGGCACGTCGATCCCTACTTTGCCGCCAACACCATCATCGGGATGGACACCAAGCATTTCTATATCGGTCACGGTGAGAACTCCGTGCCGCGCCCGGTATCGGAAATCTTTGACAACACGCCGTTCTTCCGGCAGACCTCGAACACCACGTTTGAGGTGGCTTGGTACTGGCAGGGTGACTTGCTCAGTGACAATCCAGCCGCTGGCGCGAAAATCGAAGATATTGCTGAGTCGTAAACTGAGTAGGTGGGAGGAGGGGCCGCTGTCCCAGCCGGTTCCTCCTCCGTCACTTCGCCAGGAGTCTCTATTATGGGTTTGAAAGCGATTGCTCGTCTCGCCCCCGTGTTGGCCCAGTATCGCACCTCTGCGGGAGAAGCCGCTGATGTGCATTTCTTTGTGGCTGACCGGGATTACGAAATTATGGATGTGCGGGAAACACACAGTGTGGCTGGTGCTAGTAGCAGCACCCTCGACGTGGGGGTGTCAGCCTCTGGAACCGCTCCAGCGAGTTTGACCACGGCGCTGAGTTCCGCCTTTGCGTTGGACAGCACGGTGGATACGCCCGTCCAAGCGACCCTGACCTCAACGGTGGCGAATCGCCTGCTGGATAAAGGCGAGCAGCTCTCCGTGAATGTCACGGGCACCGTCACCAGTCTGGAATGCTCCGTCAGCGTCATTCTGAAGCCGGTTCGGAATAATTCCAGCTATTAAGGAGTTCCATGGACATTGAAGTCTTTGATCCAACCACTTACTCGCTTGAGGAGAATGCGTTTTTCCTGAAGCACCTGGGAGAAGCCCCCTTGGCTGTCATGCAGAATCCGCTCCCAGCGGGAGTGAATCCCGCAGCAGTCGAACAGGGACTGGGCCGTCTGTATGAGTTGTCCCAACTGGAACAACATCAGGGCACCCCGTGGGCCGGGTTGGACAGGATTTCATCGGCGATTACGTGCTATCTGACTGAACATGCCCGTTGGCGTGAGATGGCACAGCGGGGCGCACCGGCCTTTCCGTCGATGTATGCATGGGACGGCAAGGGCCGTCCGCATCGTAGTGGCATCGGATCGGATTCTGGCCGCGTACGTACCTATTTCACCGAGAACGGCGAACGCAAGCCGTTTGCCGTGCCGCTTGTCGAGGTGATTCCTGAAGCCTTCGCCGCGCCATGGGTCAAGGCGGACGAGCCTATCCCAGACGCCTGTATCGAGGATGCGGAGAAGGGCACCATGGAATGTCCCGTTGATGGCTTTTCCACACAATGGAATCCTGATTCGCGCCAAGCCTACAATCTGGCGCGTGCCAGAATGGCCCGACACTGTAAGACCAGCAAGGATCCACGGGTGCTGGAGTTTGGACTCAAGGTGTTTGGCCGGTGATTCCTCCACCGATTGAGACGGAACTGAAGTATTGGCATCCGAATCGGTTTGGTGTGCGCTTTGCACCGGAACCATTTCGGAGCGATCTCCAGACAGTGCATCCCGATCTGGATGTAACGTGGCATCCCGTCAAGGAACGGTGGTTGGTCTGGTATAAGCGTCCTCGGATTCAGCACGCGCTCTGTCCCGGCTGGCTCCTGCTCTGCGTGGTTGAAACCTCCACTGGCGAGTATGTGCCACTCGACGCACGTACCTTTGCCGCGGTGTATGAGCAGAGTGGCTTCAAATGGGGATCGGGCAAAGCCTACTGGTCACGCGTGGAACAGGAAGCGCAGCGAGAACGATCTGCGGCTGATGCCGAGCGCGATCAGGTGCTGGAGGATGTGGGGTCAGATCAGTGGGACCACACCAAAATTCAAGTCAGTATGCGCGGCCCGTCCAACGGCAGTAAGTTTGTCCGACATCATGCGGGAGACTAACTACAATGGCGACCGGCCAGACAATACTCGACCTCATGGAGGTCCTTGATCGGGGACTCCAACTGCAATCCGGGCAAACCGGCGTCACCATCGGACTCCGGGCGGTCAATGCCGCACAGGATTACTTTGAGTCGCTGCTGGCGCTCCAGCCCAATAATCACGGCTCCAACGTCGGCACCGTGACCACCACGGCAAGCACTGAAACCACCGCGTTTCCAACCGGCTTGCTGCGCGTAGACCGCCTGCAATATATCAACCCCGGCACCAGCAGACCGGCCTGGGATTTGGAATGGGTGGGGTATACCGGCGATCAATATGGGGCTCCCATTACCTATCCGTCTATTCAGTTCGATGCCACCACCACGGGTAAACCTGTGCGGTATTGGACAAATGGGCGGTTGATTTATTGGGATCCGCTCCCTGATGCGACCCATACCGTGCGGTATTACGGCATGGTCGCAGCGGACGATATCACTGCCGCCGGGACCTTTGCCTATCCTGATGTTGCCATCAACGCCGTTGCGGAATATGCCACCAAACTCCTCAAGGTGGGCAAAGACGATGATGCCCAGCCTATCTCGGTGGTAGGGGCCGAAATCTTTAATCCCTGCATTGAACTGCTCGGGCGCTTTAACCGCGACCGTGCGCCGGGGTATGACTACCGGTATGACCACACGATCTAGGAGGCGTCATGGCGCTAGGACAGTTTCAGACCCAATCCAGTATCAGTTCCAACACCAACACGTCGGTGATTGCCGCACCGGGGAACGGTCAGCGTATCGTGGTCTTGTGGTGGTCGATTGACGTGGCAGCGGCGGGGGCAGGCTCCCTGCTCCGGTTAGAGGACGGATCCGGCGGCGACACCCTGCTACGGAAAGGCGGAGCCACGCTCAATGACCGGACCTTCGAGTGGTATGCCATGGACGGGATGGCGGTCCATGGACTGCAACTTAGTGAAAATACGGCCCTCAACGCAGAAACGTCAACCAGTGACGGCACGGCGACCTGGGTCATCAATGTGGCCTATGAGGTTCGGTAATGGCGAAACGACGCAAGCCAAGACCGCCAACGCCGCCTCCCATGAAAACAGGGGATCCATTTGATTTTCGTCCTGTGCTTGGAACAGGGCCATTTGTTAAGGGGAGTGATAAGTGGCGAGGCGAGCCGATCAAGGACCCAGCAAATCCTTCTTTGAGGCCATCCCAGCACTATGACGATGATGTCCTTGGGGGATTCTTTGGCGGTGGATCGTATCGAGGAGTAACAACACCAGAGTTCTTGATGCGTAAAACAACCGGACCCATCCCGCAGCAGGATGTATTAGTGCAGCAGATCATTGAACATTTAAGTGAAACCCGTGATCCTGTGGAAGCCCTGCGGGAGATCGGCGGTAGATTAGCTCCAAATGATTTGCCTGGGTGGGAGCCAGCACGTTCTGCCCACATGGAACGCTGGAGTGGAGAATATCCTCTGAGACAACAAGTGCGCCGGCGGGGGCAATAAATGGCTGACATTCAAGTTGCGAATACCGATGCGGATCTCTCCGGCAATACGGTCCTGACCGAAGAGAACGGCTATACCATCACGGGACTCCATACCTTCAGTCGGTCCACCAATGCCCCGTTTGCCTGCATCTCGGGCGCGGCATATGTGCAATATCTGGACGCCGACAAAGTGGATGGCGTGGAAGCGGCGGCATTGCTGCGGGTCGATGGGAGTCTTGCGCTGTCTGCGAACTGGGATGCGGGCGGGTACGAGATTCGGTCGTCTACCTTTGAAAGCGATGTCTCGACCGGCACTGCGCCACTGACCATTGCGTCCACAACGCTGGTCGCCAACCTCAACGCGGACAAGCTCGATAGCCAGGAGGGGACGTATTACCTCGCGGCGGCGAACTTCACCGGGACCCTCGCGGTCAATCAGGGCGGGACCGGCGCGGCGACCTTTACCGACGGTGGGGTGTTGCTTGGGAGCGGGACCGGCGCTATTACGGCCACTGCCGTGTTGGGCGATGGCGTCATTCTGATTGGAGACGCTTCTGGCGATCCCACCACGCTGGATGTGGGCAGTTCCACCGCAATTACGATCCTTGGAACCGTGGCGACCGGTGTCTGGAACGGCACGGCAGTGGCGAATGCCTATGTGGCTGACGATCTCACTATCAGCGGTGGCACGGTCAACAACAGTGTCATTGGAGGCTCGACACCCGCAGCCGGAACGTTCACACAGGTGGATATCACGGCAGAGGGCGATTTACGCCTGCAAGATAATACTGGGGGGCAGTATGTCGGGTTTGATGCACCAGCCACCGTCAGTGGGTCCTATACGCTGACGCTCCCTGCTGCTATTGGGGCCGTGGATCAGGTGCTCTCCATCAACAATACAGACGGGACTCTTCAGTGGGCGACGCCAGAGACGGGCGATATCACCTCGGTGGTGGCTGGCGCAGGCATGACCGGTGGAGGCACCGCTGGGGATGTCACCCTCAATGTCATTGGCACCGCTGACAAGATCACCGTCAACGCGAACGATGTGACCATTGCCTCGACCTATGTGGGGCAGACCTCGATTACCACGCTGGGGACCGTCGCCACAGGTGTGTGGAACGGCACCGCCGTGACTGTCCCTTATGGGGGCACCGGAGCCACCTCGCTGACTGATGGTGGGGTGTTACTTGGCAGCGGCACGGGGGCAGTGACGGCCATGTCCGTCCTGGCCGACAGCGAAATGATCGTGGGCGATGGGTCCACTGATCCGGTGGCGGAGAGTGGGTCCACGCTGCGGACCAGTATTGGGTGCGACAGCGCCTCAAACATTACCAGTGGCACCCTCGCCAATGCCCGCCTACCGACCAATATCGATGTGGGCGGGACGCTGGATGTGACGGGCGCGACGAAATTGGACGGTGCTCTTGAGGTGTCTGGTCATACGTTCTTGGACGGGACGGTGTCAATCGGATATCCGAATCCTGGCACGATCAACCAAATGTTAATCGGCGGCCCCTATACCAGTCCTGGCCTCTCCACCTATGCACAAGTCGTACAGATGTCAACCGCACTCACGGGCGTGACAGGTGATACGGCTTGGTTGGTGGGGATGCGCCTCAGCCCCAGCATCACGACACAAGCGAGTGAGACGATAGCGCATGTGGCATCGGTGGAGATAGCCGAACCGGAGATCACCAAAGGCTCTGGCGCGACGGTTACCCGTGCGAGCACGCTGTGGATTCGCAATGCCCCCACTGAGGGGACGAACAATTATGCCTTGTATGCGGGTGGCGACGTGAATGTGAATGGGTCACTGAGCAAGACCAGTGGAAGTTTCTCGATCGATCACCCGCTGCCGTCCATGAGCGACCATTCGCTAATTCATAGTTTCATCGAAGGGCCGAAGGCTGATCTGATTTATCGCGGCACCGTCACCTTGGTGGATGGCACCGCAGAGGTGGACTTGGATGAAGCCGCAGGGATGTCCAGCGGGACGTGGGTTCTGCTCTGCCGCGATGAGCAATGCTTTACCTCAAACGAAACCGGGTGGTTCCATGTGCGGGGTTCTGTCACGGGCAGCACCTTGACCATTGACTGCGAAGAATCGGATTGCACCGACACGGTGTCATGGATGGTCGTGGCGTGCCGCAAAGACCAGCACATGTACGACACCGAATGGACGGACGATGATGGGTATCCAATCATCGAGCCGCTGAAGTTAGCACCAGACCCTGAGCCAGAGCCATGATCTCCATCTCCTGGGCTGAAGTCGCCGCGATTGTCTCGGCGGTGTCGATTATCACCGGCTGTGCAGCGACCTATGTGCGGCTGGCTACAGTCAATGCGGTGCGGGAGATTCTCAACGACCGTCTCAAGGACTACATGGGCAGAGAGTTAGTCGAGACGCGCTTGCAGTATTTGGGCACAGAAATGAACTCGGTGCGGAAGGACATTGACTCCCTCACGCACATGGTCCAGAAACTGAAGTCATGACTACTTCAGAAACCTATCTCACGGCCATCCGTCAGTCCCGTGCGGCCTACGATGCGGTACTCGAGCGTCCCGTGGACGACGTGGGACTTGCAGAAGCGATCCGTCTTCAGATTGATCGTGGATTTAGTTACGACGATGTGGTCGGCTGGCTCCAGCGCAGCGATGAGTATCAAAACCGTGCCAAGCCGCCACCACCCCCAAAGGAACGAGCGGCATTACCCCCGCTTGAAGGGCAACTCTCCGTAGACGGCATGGCGTATGTCGATGCGTCAGGCAGGCGGGTGCCGCTCTTCTGCCATGCGGGGGATCTGTTATGTCTGTTTGTCGAAGGCCGTCTTGAGGGGAGCCAGGAAAAGGAGCAGCGGATTCATCGCGCCTTTGCTGACCTCCGCACACACGGGTATTCGGGACTGCGGTCCTGGTGGTCGATTCGCTGGAGTGGGCAGGAGCACCGCTACTGGGGGAACCGACAGTTAAACCCCTCCGATGACGCGCATCGACGGCTTATTGCTGAGTGTCTACGGATTGGGTCAGAAGACTATGGGTTACGCTGGCATCTGGCCTTGGGTTCAGCGGAAGACGTGCCTGCCAAGCCCATGACCGAGGCGTGGCACTGGATGGCTGACGTAGTGGCCGCGCATCCGCAGTGGTTTGCCCTGATAGAGGGACTGAACGAGGCGTATCACACAGGCGAGCCCAATCCAGACGTGGTGGAGAAGTGGGTCAATATCTCCCGGAACCTGAACCCCACCGTCCTCCATGCCCTCAGTGCGGCGGCAGGTGCTGGGGGAAGCGAGGAGACAGACGAGCTGGCAAAGTGGACGCCTGACTGGCAACAAATCTATCTCGTCCATGCCAGCCGCGACAATAACTGGGGTGATCAGACCCGTCATGTGTTCTCCACGGGATACAAGCGAGCACCACGTCGGCTGGGGTGGAGTGGTGAGCCGCCGGGGATGCGGTGGGGACCCCATCAGCGTGTCTCAGGGATGCCACAGGCCCATGAGTGGACGGATCGCCCGTGGCGCTATGCGTTTTATCTCGCGGTCACTGCGATGTGCCGACAGATGCCAACCTTTATGTGCAGTCACGGGGTCTGCCTTGAGGGGCGCTTCCGCGATGCGCCGGGATTTGACCTGGCTCCGCGCCTGATCAGCGATCTCCCGCCAGATATCATGGCCTACGATGAGATTTACCATGGTGGGACAACGCATCGGTCCCGTCGGGTCATTCAGGCCCCGGACCACTGCCGTGCCGACCATGTGCAGAAGTCGAATGGCGCGTGTGTGATTGCGGTGTATCCCGAACGCCCAGAGATAGTCGAGCAAGACCTGGTGTTTGACCGCGCATGGAAGGGGCGCGTTCATGACGCCTATGGCTACAGCGACTGTGTGGTGGGGCGCGGTGAAGTCATGCGTCGAGACATCTCCAATGGCGTCCTTTTTATCGGAGAGATTCTGTAATGGCCTATCCGATCCAGACACAGGTCTTCACTGTCTTTATGGGGACGCAGGAGGGTATTCATTCGGTGGCGCTGCCAGCGATTTACTCCTCCTCGGGGTCGCGGAACCTCTGGATCGACAAACTGGGACGGGCCAAGAAGATTCTGGGGTATAGCAAACAAAATTCGTCGGCTGTGACCACTAATACGGGCGGCACCGCCACCATGGTCCGGGCGCTCCGGGCCTATCGGCAGACTGGCGCGAGTTTCACGCGGCAACTGCTGGGTGTCTTTGACGACGGCACGGATGAGTGCGAGCTGTGGTACAGCACGGACGCGGGAGCCAACTGGACCTTCATTGCTGATTTCGGGAGTGGGTCAGTCGGGGCGATCCCGGATTTCGCGCAGGTCGGCAATACCCTGTTCTTTGCCAATGGCGTGGTGGCCCCTCGGGCGTGGAACGGCTCCAGTCTCTCCACGGCGGGTCCTGCATCAAAGTCCCCAACGCCTACCGCAGCGGTCAATACCAGCACGGGACAACTCAATGGGTCGTATACGTGGAAACTGATCAGCGTTGACGGCTCAGAAACACGGACAGCCGGGTCTACCACCAGTAATGTCATCCAGTTACAGGACGAGCAGTCCAATCTGTCATGGACCGCTGACAGCGATACGGACATCACCGGCTATGAGCTGTATCGGACGACAGGCACTGGCACGAATTTCTATTTTGTGACGTTTATCGACGGACGCACCACGGCGAGTTATACCGACAACGCGTCTGACCTCGACATTCTCGGCAATCGACTCTTGGAGGAACATGGCGATGCCCCGCCGACCGGATCCTACCTCTGCGAACCCCACAAGCAGCGACTCTGGTGGGGACGCACCGATACCAACCCGCGTCGTATACAGTGGTCTGACCCCGGCCAGCCCGATCAAGTGGGCATCAATAACTACCTCGATTTTACCGATCAAAGTTCAGTGGGGGACATCCTCACCGCGCTCCATGGGGATTTCGAGGGCATGTTGGTCGCTTTTCAGGAACGATCCATCTGGACTATCTCAGGAAGCGGACAAATAGTCTCAGACATCATGGGCTGGGTGCGGACCAAGTCCAATGCCGTCACCGGCACGGTCTCGCAACGATCGGTGGTCGCAGTGCCAGCCGGGTCTGTGTATACCGACGCGTCTGGAGACACGCGAACGACGAGCCGGGTGATGTTGGCCTATTTCACCCCACTGGGTGACATCCGCCTCTTTGACGGACAGAACGATACGGTGATTTCGACACCGGTCAAAGAGACGCTCAAGACCTTTCTCTATGCCCAACGGACAAAGGTGAATGCGTTCCACGATATCGAAAACGGCCATGTCGTCTGGTTCTGGCCTGGACCTACTACGTCTGGCGAGAATGCTGAATGTAATCAGGCGCTCTGCTGGAACTATCGCTGGGGCGTCTGGTATGTGTGGCCCACAATGCCGATGGCTGCCTCGACCACGGTCGATACGGCAACCGACACGCAGCTCATCCTGACAGGAGAGGCGCAGACGGGAAAGGGCGGTTTCTGCTACAAGTTCTTTGACGGGGATAGTTTTGACGGGTCAAACATCCCGGCGCGATGGATTACCAAGGTCCTCTACGGACAGGACAACTCGTGGTCAACGCGGCAGAGTCAGAGCCTGATGGCCTATCTCAAGCGGTGGCGCTGGCTGGATATCATTGCCGAGTCGGATTCGGATGTCACTCTGACGGTCGAATGGATGAGCGGGTCCGCCTCAGATGAATCCGTCAGTCGCGGAGCGGCTAGTAAGAGTTTGGAGCCCATCGGCTTACAGCTCATCACGGATGACGGCAACGGGATCGATACGTCTGACGGCAGTAATATCACCGTCCCGTATGAATCCGTGCAGAAGATTATCAATCTTGAAGGCACCAACGGTCACTACATCGAAGATGTGGGTTGTCGGATTCGCATCAGCGATGATGCGGCCAATGGCAGTTGGAGCCTGGAGGGTATGACCGTCGGGTATCAGGTCTTACCGGGGGCACGTCGGAGGTTACAGGACTGATGGCGCAACGACGCAAGCATTGGATTGCCGGGGCGATCAAACGACCGGGGGCGTTCCGTCGTAAAGCGGCAGCGGCTGGGGAAAGCACCGCCGAATATGCGAAGGACGTGCTCAAGCCGGGGTCTGAGGCGTCTACGCGCACCAAGCGACAGGCGAACCTCGCCCAGACACTCGGGAAGATGCGGAAGGCGTAGATGGCACGCAGTAATATCCCGCTCGACTTCATGACACCCGACTTTGCACGAGTGCGTGAGGAAACCGGCGTGGTAACAGAAGAGGCCGTGCGGTCCCTCTATCTCGCGTCTGTGGATAGCCGCCGTCGGTTATTGAGTATCGAGCAGATGTTTGGCTGGCAGGACGTGGCGTTTGCTGCCGGGAACTTCACAGCGAATAGTGGCACATGGACCGTAGCGAGTGGGGACCAGCAACTCTATCGCTATACCAAGATTGGACGTGTGTTGAGCGTGAACTTCTTTCTGGAGGATACAACGACCAGTGCCGGGATGGGCACACAACTGCGGATCAAGATGCCACTCGGGATGAAGGCCAGTGCGACGACCTATATGGGGCCGCTGATTGTGCGCGGCAGTGTCGAGACAGAAGGGTATGTCACTACCGAGGGGACCGACACCCTCTACTGCTATCGCACCGACCACGCCACCTGGCCGTCGAGTGTCACCAATAACATCGACATCCGTGGGACAATAACGTGTCAGGTGTCTGAATGAGCAAACACCCAGTGCCTGTGACCCTGCGGTCGGTGAGCAACGAGGACCACCCACGTTTGAGCGAGTGGTATCGTGACGACCGGGAAGGACTCGAACACTTCTTTGGCGTGGAACTACCGTCAGAGCAGGAGTATATAACACAGTTTAATCGGCTCTTTGAGCAGGTGCAGCAGTATACGGCCCGGATGCTCATCGCTGAACTGAAAGGCGAGCCGATTGGGTTTGTCATGGTCACCGACATCCCACCCACGCTGGAGGTCGGGCGTGTGCATATCTATCTCACGCCCAAGAAACGGCGCTATGCGGTGCGTGTCGGGAAGGCCGGGATGGCGGAAGTGGAGAAAATGGGACTGCGTCTGGTGTTTCAGAATGTCTTGGCCGCGCATCCAGCGTCTGTAAAGCTCGGGAAGAAACTCGGCTTTGTGCCGTCGCCGGTCCTCACAATGGTGAAGGAGTTACGCTAATGGGAGCAGCTGTTACCGCGTCTCCGTGGTTAATTCCAGCCCTTATGGGCGGCATGGGCGCGGTTGGGTCAGCCTTGGGGAGTGGTGCCCAAGGCCAGCTCAAAGGATATGGCGTGGGATCTGCTCCTCCCACGCGCATGTCTCTGGACCCCACCTTGCTCGGACAGGTCCTTGCGCCGATTGAGCAGGTTATGGGGATTGCGGCTGGCCGCGCTCGTCAACCGGTGACGCTGCCGGGGGCGTTTGCCCAGCCGAATCCCATGTATAGCGGGGGCGGTCTGCCGATGCCGATTGGAACAACCGGCGTTGATCCCGCCCTCCAGCAGCCGCATCTAATGGGACTTCAGGGTGTGAATATCGGAAAAGGCCCGCTGTCTCCAGAATATCGACAATATGGGGGAGTCGGGAAAAAGGCCGCCTGGGGAACCGTCTCGCAAGGTGACCCCCAGATGCCAGAAGTCGGCGGTGGAATGCCGCAACTCCAGGCCGCACTGGAACTCTTGGGTGTCCATCGCGATCCCATGGGGAACCTGAGTTCTGGGGGCACCGACCTGTTTACTGGGGCGGGAAACGGGGGAGGCAACGGGACGGGAGATTCAGCATACCGCTGCGACCCAGTGACTGAACGATGGGATGAAAACCTGCAGACCTGCGTGCCCATCGTCTTTGATAATGGACCAGGTAATGATGATGACGATGGCAAAGACGAGGAAACGAGATGTATCGATGGCAACGGTTACTGGTGCGCGGCTACGCAGACTTGTAGCCAGGATATAGGTGACTGTGTTTAGTTAATACGGAGTCCTGACTATGGCACGTACTCCAGGTTGGTCCGGCAGCACAGGAGCTAGCGGTAAAATCGTTGGCTACGAAGACTATCCCGACTGGGAGGGCTGGGAACAGGATTGGCCCGGTACGTCCGCGCAGGACCCGACTGGTGTCCCGCCACCCATTGGTACGGAGTGGACGACGCACTTCCGTCCCGGCGACATCCCCGGAGCCTACGGCCAGTATCAGGACTGGGCACAAGGACAGGGACAAGACCCACTCCCGCTCGACCGGTTCAACGACTTACAGTATCAGCAGGGAGTTGGTGCGATTCCTGACGCGCCTCCCGGTGACCCGGCGGCTCTTGCGAGCCAAGGCTATGGGCTTCAGTTTGATCCGCAGTCCACCGCAAATACCGGCTGGAATCTGAACTACGACATTCTCAATCCGCAAGGACAGCGGACGGGGTTTGACCTGTCCTCGACCGGTCCCTACGCGCAATTCCCCTGGGTCCCCGGAGGACCGGCATACAGCAGTCCTACACCCACGCCAACGCCTACACCAACGCCTGCACCCACAATGGAGATGATAGCTGAGACTGGTCCGATGCCCACCCCGACAAATGAGACGCCGACAAATCAGGCAACGTGTGAGGCGGGCGGCGGGACGTGGAACGGGTTTGAGTGCGTGCAGTCTGTCAGTGGGATAGGTGCTGACCCAGACAACATTGTGCGTCCCGACTGGGATCTGCCCCCAGAGTGGTTGGGTGACATCGCGAAGACCACAGAGGACATTCCGTTTACGCCGGAACCCTACGCGGAGCAGGCCACCTATCAGGTGGGCGATGATCCCCTCTCGCAACTGGTGAACGCGAATCTCGCGACCCTGTTAACGACCGGGGGCGTTGCCCCGACCCCCTTGGCCGGGAACATCGAACAATCGCTCCAAGACATTCTCATGGCTCGCGGTGCCGGGGCGGAGGCCGTCTCCCCGCTCGGGACACAGGCTGCTGATGAATTAGGCCGCGTCATTGGCGCACAGGGAGCCACGCCACGCACCGCCCAAACGCAAGGGTTGATGGACACGCTGGACGAGATTATCGGCAGCGGCGGAGCCGCCCCGACCCCGCAACTCGGGCAGGATGTCAGTGCCCAGTTGCAAGACCTGATCGCGAGTGGTGGGGCGTTGCCGTCGGATCCGCAACGTGAGGCGATGGAGATTGAAACAGCTCGCACCCCGCTGGATGTGTTGCGGCGTGCCCAACTCTCGCAAGGGCAAGCCGCCCTCGCGGAACAGGGGTTAGTCGGCAGCGGGGCGGGTCGGGAGTATCTGGAGCGACTGGAGGAGCGGCTGTCGCCCATGTATACCCAGGCCGCGCAGCAGATTGAACTCGCTCGACGCCAGCGTGAGCAGGAACGGTTTGGACAGGCATTGACGCTGGGTGCCCAGCAGGCCCAACAACAGGTCGCGTCTCGGGACGCCCGTCTGTCGGTCGCGCTGCAACAGGCGCAGACGATGTCAGGGCAGGAAGCCGCGCTGCGTCAGAATCAATACATGACGGCGCTCCAGCAGGCGACCGGGATGTCCCGCGAGCAGGCCGACCGTCGAGAGAACCGATTGCAAAACGCGATGACCCTTGCAACGGGCATGTCGCAGGAGCAGAGTCGCAATGTGCTGGCAACGGCGCAAACCCTGAATGATCGACAGCAGATGCTGAGTGATGTGGCCCTTCAGGCGCTCGACCGGAACATGGCCTGGAATGAGTTTCTCGCCAATTACGGATTAGACCGAGCGAAAACACTGGATGCCATTCAGACAGGGCGCATCAGCGCGATTGTGCCGCTCTTGGAAATGTATATGCGTGCCGCCGGGTTGGCGGGACAAGGCTACGTGGAGGATTAACTCATGGCCTACGGGATACCACCATTGGGAGGCCCCATGGCAACCCCGGCGCGACCGGTGCAACTCGCGCCCACGCTGGGAACCCCGCCACGTCAGACAGCCAGACGCCCTCCGTCGAGGCGCGTGCAGCAGCAACCAGGGCGACCACCGCAACCTACTCAGCGTCGTCAGCGTCCTCAGCGTCCTCCCGGTCGAGGCGCAGCCCCTCCAGGACTCGCGCAGCCGATTGCGGACCCGATGCAGTTCCCGCCCTTGGCCGAGGAAGTAGCGGACCTGGGCGCGGCAGTGGGCATGGCGCGATTTCCAGGCGTGGGACAACCCGGCAGCGAACGCGGCGTACTTGATGTGCGACGACGGAGGCGCGTATGAATGGTGACTTACTCGGACGGATGCTTACTGGCGCAGCGCGGATGGGGATGGCTGGATGGCAGGCCCAGCAACAGGGACAGCAACCAGGGCTGCAACGCCCGCTCGCGCAGGGACCGTCGAGACTCGGTCAGCCGATGGCAACTCAAGCGCCAGCAGCGACCAATCGCGCCCCTGATATCCGTCGAGCGTTAGGGAGGCCCAGTCGCACGCCCCCACCGGGTGGCAGTGGGGCGGCTCCGCCGAACTGGGGGCCTTATTCCCCGTTCATGCGAAGGCTCCAGGGCCGTTAGGACCAGATCATGGCAAAACGACGAGCATTGGGACGCGCCCTCACCGGCTTTGCGGAGAACTTTCTGCCAGCGTGGCAGTCCATGCAATACATGGATCACCTCCAGTCTCGGGAGGAGCGGGACAAGGCGAGAGACGAGCGCGAAGCTCGCACCGCGTGGCTGGACGAGTCAGAGAGAGTCGTGAACAGAATGCGACAGACGGCAGCGACTCCAGAGGAGATGGAGGGTGAGCTTTCGAGCCTCGTGGCCGCATTTCCAGATATCGACCCGGACACGCTGCGACAGTCGCTTGCGCCAGGTCTACTAAACAGAGGCGAGCGAATCCAAGGCGTGATTCAGAACCTCGGCCAACTGGCTCCATTCGCTCCGCCCTCACTCGTTGGGAGCGTGGCTGAACAAATGGGCCTCACCGAGAGAGACAGGCTCGATTCACTACCCAGTCTCCAAGTGACAGGGACGGCCCCGCTCGCAGGACCAGTCGTCAGTCAAGTCGTCCCAGGGCCGCGTGGTCCTGGCATCCCGTTTGGTCGAGGCGATCTACGTGTGCCTCCTGACCTCTTGGAGGGGACTGCCGCGAAGGACGTAGCGTCCGTGCAAGCAGATCCGGCGTTTACGCCCCTGGACACGCAAGTAGCGCCAACCGTTCACGGCTGGGGGCCTCAATGGGAGGTCACGCAGTCCGCGTTACAGGAAGGCGAAAGAGCGCGACAGGAAATGCTTGGTGAGTTTGCGACAGCGGAGCAGGTCCGAGAGCGGTCGACGCAAGAAATGTTGGACAACAAATACTTGCAGGACAAGATAGACCGGGAGCTGGCGGAGACGGAGGCCGATCCCACACGCTTTGATGCGTTTGAAAACTGGAAAAAACAGCAAGAATGGACAATAGAAAACTGGTCTATGCAGACAGGGTTGCAGGCGGAGCGAGCAGCGATCATGGAGAACGCCACCGTGCCAGGTCGACTCGCCTTCTACGAGGGCCAGCTTGATTTAGCATATGAGTCTGACCAACGCCGTGCCGAGTTTGATGTGGCGCAGAGGGCGCTGGTGGAGGCGGCTGCGCTTAACGAACGACTGCAAGACGACATCACGCGAGCGACGGGACTCGAATTTGAGACGCTACAACGAGCACAGGATCTCCGCGACAGTCGAGCTGCCGGCATACAACTGAATTACCAGCAGCAGGGAGAGTTGGATAGGGTGACGGGTAAACTCGGGAAGGCGAGGATACTCCACTCGGTGGCCGAGCGGGAGGGTGTGCTTGATGCGGAAACGCGAGAACTCATTAAACGCGCCCAAGGCCCACTCTCAGATGCAGAATTTAAGCAGTACAAGCGACGACAAGTCCTGAATACGGTCCTGAACGCGCCAGCCGAGACGTTTGCGATCCAGTATGGCGCGGATGGCAACCCGTCCGAGTCCCTCATGTTGTCGCGTGACAAAAACACCGGCGAGTGGCGTTATGACTCCATGGGCGCGTTCCATCCAGAACTCCACGACGACTACGTCTCGGGTGGGCCATATGCAGATATCATCGGATCCGCGTTTCAGGCAATGACCAGTGGTGAGGTCGGTCCTGTCTCCCCGCCAGCGGCTGGGCCACCAGTCTCAGAGGACCCCGTTGACGCTGCCACGGTGGGAGGCCTGGAAACTTATAACATCCCAGGCCGTGGAGAGGTCACGGGTCCGGCGGGAGGCTATATCAGGAGAGATCGTGTTTACCCCCCGACCCCCGTCCGAGAAGTGAGTCCTAGCGAAAGATGGGGGTTTGGAGACGAGGACTATACTGGGCCTCAAGGCGTTACGACCGAAATGACCCCGGAAGGCCCTGTCTTTTATCGCAGGTCAGAAGAGGGGCTCTTGGGCGGAGCTTTCCGTATTCCTGTACCGATCAGCCACGAGGACCTACTGGCGAAGGAACTGGACCCGTTTGAGAGGAGTTTAGCGCAAACTACCGCCGCCCTGCGTCAGGCCAATGATGAATTAGAGAAGTTTACACCGCCGGAGGGGAGGTGGGCGACCGGAGATGCCCAGATACAGAGCGAGAGGCTACGGGCGTTCATAGCGGATCTGGAAATGGAAGCGCAGAAGAATATCAAGCGGCAAGCACAAATCATGGACTGGTTTAGAGTGAAGCCCCCGCCACAGGATAGAGATCCAGGTAAAGGAGGCTTTGTCATTGGCAATCCTATCGAGCAGGGACGACCGGATTAGGAGAGACGATGCCCCCTTCACTGTCAGACTGGGCTGGTATTGAATTAGACCGTCGCTTGGCTCGTGCGAAAACCCCAGGCGAACGTGATCGCGTGCGTCGAGAGGCCGAACAGGCGCGTCGTAGTCCCGCTGCGCTGAAGCGACTGGCTGATATTGCCCAGTATGGGCGCTTCCAGAGCGGACCCTGGGAGAAGGCCCAGTATGGACTCGCTGCGGGCACCCTGGCACCACTGCTTCCCTATGTCGGATCGTTGCTCGGCCCAGTAGGGACCGGCATTGGCACGGCTGCGGCTCTTGGGTTGGGTGCCATCGGGGGGTTGAACCTCGCGGAGGGTGCGAGTCGTCGGTCTGAAGGTTTACCTGGCAGCGGGATGCAGATGGGGTTTGGCGCTGCGGATGTTCTGACTGCTGGAGGTGGCAGTCGTCTTCTCCGGGGGTTGCGTGGGCTGCGTGGTGCGAAGGGTGCTGCCGCTACGCCAGCCGGGGGTGTCTCTGGAGCGGGTCCCTTTGGCTATTCTGCAACCGGGGTCAACGCAGCCGCCACGCCACAAGCGTCTATCCTGCGCGGGTGGGACGACTGGAAGGTGCCTGGTGGGGATGTTTCACATCCGAGTACCCGCACCACCGGCACGGCTTGGCGCACCGATGACCCACTTCGCACTGGTGGTTATCCACCCGTAGACGTTCCTCCCCGTGACCCACGGACCCGCACCACCGGCACGGCTTGGCGCACCGACGACCCGCTTCGTACTGGTGGTTATCCATCCCCAGATGTTCGTGCCCCTGACCCACGGACCCGGACCACCTCGACGGCGGCTGCTGCTGCGCCTGGAGTATCCCAGCCAGCACCGTGGGGTGTCCCGACCGGAACCGGCGCACGCGTGAGTCCTGACTTTGGGGCACAAGTACCTCGTCCCGCAGCCCGACCCAAGCCGACTCAGGCTGCTGACCCGACACCGCCAGTACCCACCCCCGGTCCTGGTACGCCGACTGGTGCCGCCACCCAGACTGGTGCCGCTGCCCCGGCTGGTGCCCTCGGCATTCGGGAGACGATAACTCAGATAGAGTCCTCACTTGCCTCTGACTCTGGACTCCGTCCGGCGATACAGTGGTGGAAACGTCAGGCGCTGGAGGTGGGAGAGGTTGCGGACACCGAAGAACACATTCAAAGACTCATGCAGCGTGGCATTGGCGCTGAAACTGCCGCCAAACTCTTGGCGAGAGCAGGAACAGGCGCACGTAAAGGCGGAGTCGCACGCTACAAGAAGTTCAAAAAAACCGGCGAGATGGCTGAAGAGACGGTGCGTAAGGGTCCCGCTGGGGAAAAAACCATGGCAGACCGCAGGCCACCCGGACCAACCTTCGTAGAAACGGTCACGATTTCAAACCAGAAGAAGAGTGTTGACAATTTCTTGGCCTCTGTCGATAAAGCAGAACAAGACGTGGCAAAGGCGGACTTGCTTGGGGGGCCTGGGTATAGAGGCGTCCAAGAGCGGCTAGGGTTGTCCAAAGAAGGCCTGGTGCCGCCTCCATCCGACCCACAGCGGTATCTGGACTACCGACTCGCTCTTTCTGGACGGGTCATGGCTAACAGAATGTTGGCGGCGCAGAAAGTCCTTGAAGGGTTAGGGCTCGTTGATACGCAGACAGCGGCTCGGATAGATGCAGTCCTCAACGAATCTTTTCTCCGGGCGCACCACAGTATGGCCTCGACCGGACGACGCAC